GAGGGGGAGAGAGCCAAGGGGAGCTTTCCTCTCTCCCCGACCTTCAAACCGGGGGTCGCACACGCGCCTGCGCGAGAAGGGGGGGGCGAAATGGGCAACGTCGTTGAGGGAACTGTCGTTTCGGTCGCTGCCGCTTCGCATTTGGACGCGGAGGGCAAGGACGCCGGCGCGATCGCTGCCCTGCTCGCCTTGGCGCACAAGATCGACGACCTCGACACGATCATCGATCACATTCTTGAGCAGATTGAGAATGACCCTGAGTCGAAGGTGCGGCCGCCGGCGTCGGACAATGTGTCGCTGCCGACGTATTTGAAGTACTGCGAGTCGCTCGGGTTGACCCCTGGCGGCCGTGGCGAGCTTGCTGCCGGTAAGAAGTCGGCCCCTGCGCCCAAAGATCAGTTGGCCGATTTCCTGTCTGGGGTCGGTATCGGTTAGTTCTAGCGGAGGTGCTCGTGGCTCCGAAGCTCATGGGTCGTACTGAGCCCCGCATTTTCACTAAGCCTCTCCGCGAGTTGACACCTGAGACCTCGCGAGGGTTTGAGGTGATCAAGTTCGCGCTCGCGTTCCTCGGCGTTGACCTCTACCCGTGGCAGAAGTTCCTACTGATCCACGCGCTCGAGATCCTTCCCGATGGGCAGTATCGGTTCAAGCGCGTCATCGTTCTCGTGGCGAGGCAGCAGGGCAAGACCACTCTCGCCTCCGTCCTCGCTGCCTGGTGGCTGTTCGTTGATTCGAAGCGTCACCCTGACATGGTTCCGCCAGTCAAGTTCAAGGTCGTCGGCGTCGCTCAGAATCTCGACATTGCCCGCGAGCCGTGGGCCGCGGTGAAGATGTGGTGCGACCCCGAGCCGAATACGGACGAGGAGCGCGAGCTCGCACTGCCGGCGCTGCAGAACGCGACGGCGAAGGTGTCGGACACGAACGGCAAGGAGGGCATCTACGCCCGGTCGCGTGCTCACTATGAGATCCGCGCCGCAGCGAACGCCCGAGGTAAGCCTGCCGCTCGCGTGCTCATGGACGAGATGCGCGAGCAGAAGACGTGGACCGCGTGGAACGCAGTGTCACAGACACTCAAGTCGTTCTGGTCGGGTCAGATGTGGGGCATCTCGAACGCTGGTGACTCGTCGGCGGTGGTGCTGAGCACGCAGCGTAAGGCTGGTCTTGAGTCGATCGCAGAGTGGGAAGAGTACGTCGAGGCCGGCATCATGTCGGCGGAGGACTTCGCCAACAGCCACGATGTCACCCTCGGTCTGTTCGAGTGGTCGGCGCCCGATGGGTGCGCGCTCGATGACGTCGACGCGATCCTGCAGGCCAACCCGTCTATCGGTCACGGTGCCATGACGGTCCAGTCGGCTCTCTCGGATATTCGTGGAATGACCGAGGCCGGGTACCGCACCGAGGTGCTGTGCCAGTGGGTTGTCGCTGACGTGGATTCGTTCATCGACGTGAAGGAGTACCGGCTCCGTGTGGTGGCGCTGGAAGACCTCGCGATTGCGAAGGGTTCCCGCACTGTCTGGGGCGTCGATACGTCGCATGATCGCTCCACTACGTGGCTCTCTGCTGCCGTTCTGACCGAGGATGGTAGTCCGTTCGCGACGGTGCGTTTGAAGCGTGCCGGGATGATGTGGCTACCTGAGTATCTGGCCGAGCTGGCCGAGGCGTCGGGGCAGTGGGAAGTCGCCGTGAATGCCAAGGGCTGCCCTGCGATGGAGTTCATCGAGCCGCTCAAGAAGCTCGGCTTCACTGTCCATGAGTTCGACGGTCCGAAGTATGCGATCGCTACTGGTCGTTATCGGGATGCGGTGCGTGACGAGAAGCTCGTCGTCGTCAAGCAGCCCGACATCGACCTTGCTGTGCAGGGCGGCGTCGTCGTTCCGTACGCCGACAACATGGCGTGGTCGCGGCCGAAGTCGCTGCCGATCGACATCGCCGGCCTGATTGCGGAGACGATCGCGCTCTACGCGCTCGAACTGCTCAAGCCCGAGCCCGTCGAAGAAACCCCACCGCCACCACCCCCGGCCGAGATGGTCACCCGCGATGACGTAACGCCGTCCGATGTGAACCTCGCCACCGCCAATTTCTGAAAGTAGGTGCCGCATGGCTGAGCAGGGCTATCAAGTAAGCGGGCTGTCGTCTTGGGCGAGCATGGCTGCGGAGTCTCACGAGACGAACCCGGATCTATCCTGGCCGCTGTCGGTCGATGTATTCGACAAGATGCGACGCGAGGACTCGCAGATCGGTTCCGTGCTGCGCGCTGTGACGCTCCCGATTCGCGGGGCCGAGTGGATGATTGATCCGGCCGGCGCGAGCGACGAAGTCGTGAATCTCGTGGCCACCGATCTCGGGTTGCAGGTCAAGGGTCGCGAGCCGGTGAATCCGTTGCGCACGAAGGGCCGGTTCCAGTGGGGCGAGCACCTGCGGCTGGCGCTGCTTGAGCTGGTCTACGGCCACTCATATTTCGAGCAGGTGTACCAGCCTGAGGGTGAGAAGTTGCGGCTCAAGAAACTGGCGTGGCGGCCTCCTCGCAGCATCTCGAATGTGACGGTCGCCCGCGATGGTGGCCTTGTATCGATCGAGCAGCACGGCGTCAAGTCGCCGATCCCTGTCGGCCGCCTGGTGGCCTACATCAACGACCGCGAGGGCGGCAACTGGATCGGCACCTCGCTGCTGCGCACGGCGTACAAGAACTGGCTGCTCAAGGACCGCATGCTGCGCGCTCAGGCCCTCACGGTCGAGCGCAACGGCCTCGGCGTGCCGGTCTACACGGGTGCAGAGGTCCCCAAGGACGCGAGTGCTGAAGAGCGCGAAGCGTGGCAGAAATCGGAGAAGGATGCCGGGCTGAAACTCGCGAAGGGCTTTCGTGCTGGTGAAGCTGCCGGTGCGTCGATTCCGAACACTTCGCAGCTCACGCTCATGGGTGTCACGGGCAAGCTGCCCGACACCGATAAGCCGATTCGGTATCACGACGAGCAGATTGCGCGCGCGGTGCTGGCGCACTTCCTGAACCTCGGTACTGAGACGGGATCGTGGGCGCTCGGCTCGACGTTCGCTGACTTCTTCACCAGCTCGCTGAACGCCGTTGCGGCCCAGATCAGGGACATCGTAAACGCGCACGTCATCGAAGATCTCGTCGACTTGAACTGGGGCGAGAACGAACCAGCCCCGCGTCTGGTGTTCAAACCGATCGGTGGCGGCTCGCTGTCGGCGGAGGCGCTGAAGAGCTTTGTCGATTCGGGCGTTATTCAGCCCGACGAGACGCTCGAATCATTCATGCGGGCGGCGTTCAGTTTGCCCGTCAAAGACACTACTGCACCCGCTCCGGCGGTACCAGCCTAAGGAGGCAGCATGACCGACGAACAGAAGGCCCGGACGTGGTTCCGCATCGACGCACGCGCGGCGGCGAATGACACGGGCGCGCCGAGTTCGGCCGACGTGTTCATCTACGGCGACATCGGCGACAGCTTCTGGGGTGGCGGTGTATCGGCGCAGAGCATGGCGACTGAACTCGCTGCGCTCGACGTTGCCGAGCTGAACGTCTACATCAACTCCCCGGGCGGCGCCGCATGGGATGGCATCGCGATCATGAACGCGATCCGCCGGCACCCCGCCAATGTCACCGTGCACATCGACGGCCTCGCCGCTTCGGCGGCATCGATCATTGCGATGGCGGGCGACAAGATCGTCATGAACCGCGGCTCGCAGCTGATGATTCACGATGCATCCGGCGGGGTGTTCGGCAACGCGACCGACATGCTCGAGGTTTCGGACGTGCTGCAGAAGCTGTCCGACTCCCTTGCGGATGTCTACGCCGGCCGCACTGGAACCGACCGGGCTCAGTGGCGCGCCGCCATGAAGGCAGAGACCTGGTACACGGCTGAAGAAGCCGTCGCCGCTGGCCTCGCCGATGAGTGGGTCGATTCTCCCGCATCTGAGCCAGTTGACCGCGCGCGGTTCGCTGCGCGAGCGCGAACGGCGATTCCGTCGCTCGCGTCCCTCAATCTCCCGAGCTCGTCCGAGCCGGGACACACCAACCGAAAGGACCCACTCGCCATGAGTGACATTCTGAAGGCTGGCCTCCTCGAGCGGCTCGGCGT